ACTTGCATTATGTTGTTTACCACCTTTACCGTCATATGTCATTTTACAAGGTACTGATCCGACTGAATCCCACATAATACATAATGAATAATCCAATTCTCCTTTATCTTGTGCATCTAATAAATCATTAATATAATCGGTAATTTGTTCAATATAATCAAAGTTATTATTAAATAAGAAAAATCCATCCCATCCAATTTCTCCTGTTTCCTCATCAACAACTTCTTCACATTCTAACCCCATTAATCTTGAGTGCTCAAAAGACCACTTTTGTTCTGTTATTATAAAAACAGGTAGTATTCCTTTTTTTTGAGAGTCAACCGCGGTTTTAATAAGTGCTGTTGTTTTACCGGTATCTGAATGACCTAATAACATATTTAGATGCCCAATTGCGGGCCCAGGTAGCCCAACCGCATCTAAAAACTCAGGTCCAAGATCAAAAAATCTTTGTGGTTTATATTTTGCTGATGTTGAAAATTTTTTCTTTAGTGAACTAAAATCATTCTTTTTAATTGCCATTTTATTCTCCTTTTTGTTTGTTTAAAACTTCTAACATTTCTTCGGTTATTTCAAATTTTTCCTCTTTTTTAATATTGTACTTATAAACAACTTCCAACATTTCTAATTTATCTTTAGCGTTTGTCATTTTTTCAACAAACTTATCCATTTCTTCTAAATGTTGTGGGTGTTCACCAATACCAACAGGGTTATTAAAGTAAACAAGAAGTGTTGCCTCGGCTTCAGCCATTTCTGACCTATATTTCAAGGTCAGGGCTTCATACATTTTTTCTGATATCTTATTCATAATTTATAAATTAGAAAGGTAATTCTTCTGACGGTTCGTCATCTGCTTGTGGGTCCACAATTGGTGTTTCTACTTTAGTTTCGTTACCTCCTCCAAGTGAAATTTCTGCTTCTTCACCATATACATATTTTTTAAGCTCGGAACTCCACATTGGTGTTTCACCAACTGCAACTGCCTCTAAATATTCTACAGGTTTTTTAGAGTAAACGTCTTTCCAAGTAAGTTCATCTGAAATCCATCCTTCCATAATTCCACTATCTGTGTGAATTGGTGCTGGGTCGTCATACATAATAGTTTGAACTACAGTGTATTCTTTACCTTGTGGTGTTTTTGCCTTAATAAGTTCGATGATTAGATCACGTCCTTTTTCAGAATCTGTTAAGTCACCTTTTGCTTTCCAAATAGGTAATATTTTATCCAATACACCTTCTTGTTTGTAGTTGTGTTTAAATCTCCAAAACTTAACCCCATCTTGTTCATTATCTCTATCAATAACTTTTACAATATAAAATAGACGTGAACGGTACTGTGAAGCCAATTCTTTGTCTTCTTTCTTCCCTGTAGCAATAAGTTCATTATAAACTTCTGTCAATGGAGAACGTTCGTTGTCGTTTTTATCAGGATCATATAATTTAACCCATTGTCCGTTAACTTGAATTTCGTGATACCAAACTTCTACAAATGGTGAAGAACCATCTTTTGTAGGTAGAATACGAATTCTTCTTTGTGCTGATTTTTCATTTTTTTGAAGTGCTGCAGAAAAGTATCTTTTCATTCTGTCTTCTTGTGAAATGTTTTGTTTTTGTGAACTCGGTGTTGAGTTCTTTTCGTACTGTGCAAGTACTGCGTCAATTGAATTTGCCATAGATTTTTGTTTTTAATTTATACTCTTTTATCTATAACAATTATAATCGATTTTTGTAAAATGTCAAATAAAAAAGGGGACTTCCGTCCCCGTTTATAAAATTATAAAATTCTTCTTTTTTGTTTTTTTCTTGACTCTTTAATTTCGTCAAATTCATTAAATGTTCCTTTTATTTCATTTGGCGAAAATTCTTCTACCTCATCTGATGTTAAAACATATTCATTTTTACCCGTATCTTCCATTTCTTGTTTTTTATCGTCAAAAAAGTCTGTTAATTTTTGATTATATGGGTATGAGTCTAAAGATCTTAACATAAGCTTTTCTTCAGGTGTTTTTTCACGATATCTATCAAATTTTGTTTCTAAAGAATTTATTTTGTCCATTATTTGATCCATATGGCTTAACTTACTTTGTAAATCATCAAGTTTAGTAAACAAGTTATTCATAAACTCTTCTTGTTTTGTTTTGATATCTTGTTGTGTTGTTACTAAATCAGTAATGTCTATTTCCTCAGCATCTCCTTCAGTGCCTTCATCACTTGTTTCATCTGTAACTTCTTCTACATCCGGATCATTTTCTACATCAACAGGTTCGGGTACTTCTGTACCTGCCCCTCCCTCTGCCGGTGGTGTTGCCCCTGCGGCTGGTGGTGTTGCTCCTGCGGCTGGCGCTCCAAGATCGGCAGGCGGTGCAGGTGCCCCTGCATCAGGTGCTCCCGCATCAGGTGCACCTAAATCTAAACCTGCATCTTCAGGTGCTGGTTGTTCTTTAATAATATACTTATTGATTTCATTAAATCTTTTTAACTCCTCAATTATTTTTTTTTCTAAACTCATTCTAAGTTTTTTTATCCGTTAAGTAATGTCTTTACTCCTGTTGGAGTTTCAACTTTTAGTGTTCTGTTTGTTTTAACAGTATTATCAAATCTTTCAATTAAACCATCTTTTATTCTTATAGTATAACAATCGCCCGTATCCAAGTCACATACTTGTTTGTGTTCACTATCAATTTGTTTCTCAATTGTTCTTGTATCTTTTTTTAGATATTCATCAAGAATTGTTTTAACATTGCTCATAATATTATTTTTATAATAAATATATCACTACTACGGAACTTCGTTATCTGCTAAGAAATTTTTAGATGCTTTAGTAAATATTTCAACAAATGATTTATATGCTGGATTATTCATTTTTGGTCTATCAATTTTAAACTGACTATAAATTTCGTTAGCGTTTTTACCATTACCACTTCCGTTATATGGATTATCCCAATCATATTCTAACTCACCAGTAAACATAAATGGTCTATCCCAAGAATAATACTTTATTTGAAATAGGGTAACTCCCATTCTTAACTGTTTCATTTCTACACAATTTAAGCTACAGTTAGTTAATCCAGAAATTGCAATATCATTTAGTACATCTGTTTCAGTGTTTAAAGTATATAATTTTTTAATTATTGGCATAAAAGAACTATAAAAAGAATCTAAAAATGATATGGATTCGTTAAAGGTTAAAAATGCTACTATAGGTCGACTTACACCATTAAAGTTGGCACATACTTGACTTTTAATTCTACTATCTAAAGTTCCACCCCAAGGTTTTGCTGTTAAGATGCTAAATAAATTATAGTTTTGACAAGTAACATATGTACTTTGTACTGTTGAAACATTAGAAAAATACGGTGTAGACGCCAACGCATATAGATATGCACCCAATATTTTTGATGTTGCTATAGTTTTAGTATTGGTTTCTAAATCTGTTAAAGATATTGTTGTCGCGGTTGAGGATGTAAACGGTATTGATGCATACTCAGGATGAACTTTTTCATAACAATCTTGTGTTGGGGTTACTTCTAAACTAGATAAATTTGTATTTGTGTATGCCGTTGTTGATAAAACATTGGGTGGACGTGATTTTAATGTAATTTTTTTCCAATTTTCTTTAAACTGTCTATTAATAGAAGTAGTAAAACTATCCGGTTTTGGTAACGAGTATAGTGGCATTCTTATCCCTGTAAAATCAGTTACAAAATTACCAGGTTGTATTGAATGTGTCACTTCTGTAATCCAATAAGGACCGTAAAATAATGGCACATATCTTAAATTAAAGTACATGGTTGGTTGTATCATAGCATTACCCATTGATGTAACTTTACAAGTGTACGATCTTGTTCTGTATATATCATAAAGAGAAACTGTTTGTTGTGCAACTGTGTCCCCAGCGGCGCTAGCACCTAATTGTTCATAAATTTTAAATGATTCTGCGGTGTTTTTCTTTTCAGACATATCTAATTGAACGTCGCTAAAAATATTTTGATTTAAAATACCGAAATCAACATTAAACCCTACCACTCTATTTGATTTATTAAAATCAACATCTTTACTTGGTATACTAAGTGGATTAGTTGTACTTCTTAAATCAAAAGCATCATTACCAAATCTTGTAAAGCTGGCATCATTTGTTGATAAGTTTTCTGATGGTTTACCAACATACGTAATTAAAAATCTTGGTCTAGAATCAATATAATCAACATTTAGA